TAATAACGAAATCCATTTCTTCATCCTGACCCCTGTGTAATCCTTATAGTAGAGTCACCTCCACCATTTATTAACACTTGTTGTGTTTTACCATCCTGCAGTAATATTATAGTATAGCCCTGCGATATGTTTAGGGTCAACTTAGTAGCTTGCGTTACTGCTCTTTCTAAAATAATGCTTTCATCTTGTTTAAAAGTTGTAATTTGCGTAACTAAATCTTGCCCAAAGGTTGTGCCCTGCAGCACTGAACCTGTAGTCAATGCCTGGTCTCCCAAAGTATCTAACTCTTCTATAACTTCTAATAAATCTTCAAAAAAATTAACATCTAAATAATTTATATCAAGCTCACTAAATTCAAGCGAGTCTTCTGCTAGATAATCAAACTCTAAATCCTCAAACTCTAAATAGTCTATATCTAAAATTGCCCCAGTATTTCCGGACGTTGTGGATGATTCTGTGGATAACTTTGATTCGTCCGGAGGACTAACAATCAACATGTTGTCTATTATGTTTAAGGTTAAATCTAATATAACAGGTTTACTAGGTGCGTTTTCAAATACATTAACAGTCGTAGCTTCATAAGGTCTGTTTAGAGTAACTGTGCCTGCAGCGGTTGTAACAAGTATTTCGCCACTAGATAAACCGTTAGCATCAGGTAATAAAATAATAAGCGAACGTCCAAGTTCGTCTACGGTACACGTAAAATCAGTCCCACGAATTGCAATGTCAGCTGTAGGTGTAGAAAGTTTTATGTTTCTTTTATCAATCTTGCCTAGTTTACTGCTTATAAACCTAGCCGTACCGCTAGCAAACGTCATGGCCATTTTACCTTTTGAAGGGTCAGGGTCGTAAATGTATTCAGTTATGACAAGTTTAGAATGTTCCGTCAGTCGTACAATAGAATTGTCCAGGAATGTTATGCCTACACGTCCGTTAGTTGTACGAACGTCATCCATTTGTTGAATGTCAAAATCTAATTCAGCGCCGTAAGGTTGGTCTCTTAAGACGCTAGCAGTCCCTTTTAGTTCAGAAATATCTCCAATATTAACAGCTTGTGCCTGTGCCTTGGTCGTTTTGAATGACGCAAACAGTACCACCATTACCGTTAGATATAATTTTAAGCCAGTCATTATCTTGGGTACTCAGTTGTTGAATATTAAATGTTCTACTATTACCTGTTTGGTCAAGGTAAAAATATCCGCCTGCATAGCCTGAACCATCAAATGTAACATTGTTAGAATCACCATCTACGTCTACATAAGATGTAGCACCATCGTAGTTAATATCAAAATCAAATGTATTACTAGAACCATTTATAATCCAATCTAAGTCTAAATTACCAGTTAAAGCTGTTGTCCCTACGTTTAACGTAAAGTCGTTGCTGTCTCCTGTAACGTCTACATTAAGATTACTACCGTCAGCTCCATAGGTATTAGTAGGGTCTACTTGGATTGTAAAGTCATTACTGTCTCCATCAAACTCAAAAAAACCTGTAAAATTGTCAGCTAAAATATCCCCTAAAAATGTATTAGAACCACCTATTTGGTTTATGTCTAAAGTCATAGTAGCGCCATCAAGGTCAAGAGCAGTCATACTACCAGCAGCAGCATTAAGCCCGCCTATAATATTACCAGAACCAAGTTGTTCTAAGTCTAGGTTTAAAGTAGCACCGGCTTGATCTACATATATTTCGTTATCAGCCGCGTACAGAGGCGACACAATCAGCATCGCAATCAATAGTTTTATATTTTTCATGTATACTCCAATAGCCTGCTTCTGTACCCTCCTTAATTATCTGCAGAACTGCTGTTTCTATGGCGGCCCTTAAAGCCAATCCTCCGGATTCGTTTCTTACAACACCACTTTCTATTTCGACTAACTCTGTATTATCAGAAATAAATCGAAAAACATCGTTACTTAATGAGGCACTTAGTATTGTTTTAGTCACCAGTGTCTCTAGCAAAACTTTTCCCGTTGTAACAGATACCAACCTAAGTTGTACTGTTACTGAATCTCTTCTATACGCTTTGGTTGCACCTAAGCCTAAATAACGTGCTCCAGCACCGCCAGACGTAACGTTACTCTCATATCCTATCACACCCCCCTCTATAATTAAACCTGCGAACAAAAGGGCCCCTAACTCCTTGGCATTATCTTCTTTTTCTCTAGTGCTTCTTATAATTTGGCGTTCTTTAGTTAAGTTATCTAAACCTACCCTTTCAACTACAGTAAAAAACCCCCCGTGATCCGAGCCTGCTTTATGCAAAGCTCTTATTAAATAGGCACTTGGTAGTTGAGTTATTGCAGTAGAGAAAGAAGCGTAGCTTGAATTGCTTAACCTTTGTCCTGTTTGGTCTGTAAAACTTGTAGGATAAACTGCAATGACTGGTTTACGTGTTGGCACTCCAACAGAAGAAAGATTAGATACTGCGAGTGTTTCTACCTCTGCCCTTTCTATTTTTTGGATTGGGCCTATGTTATTTTCTATCGGGTCAAATATTAAGGACGCACAACTAGAAAGCAAAATCGCCAATAGGCAACTGTATCTCGGTAATATTTCCATCAGCATCAGTTATTTTTAAAGTTATAATATCGTTTTCGATACTGTATTCTATCGTGTTTCCTTCCAAGCTCAAAACACCTGATGTGCTAGGAGTTTCTCCAAATAAATTTTCTACAAGTTGTCTTGATAGCTGTGCATAAATCCTAGACTCTAAATTACGGACAAATCTAGCAAGGGTTGTGTTCTCTTTGTCTCTTTTTATTTGGTCTTGCAAAGCTTTTAATTCTGCTTTTATAGACATTTTTCTAGTGTATTCAACATTATCTATTGTTAGGTAGTGACTAGAAGTATTTTCTCCACTAAAAGAAGGAGACTTAAACTTATGGGTCATTTGGTCTGCTAATAAGTTTTGTGAAACTATAGCACCAATTAAAAAAACCCCTATCGCAAGCAATACCCTTAGGATAAGATCCTTTTCCCTTTCTTCTTTTCTACGCTTTAGTTCTGCGTTAGAGGGTCTGCCTCTTTTTCTTTTAATCTTTTCTTTGGTCATCTCTATCCGCCTTAGCAATTTTATTGCTATCTATTAGTTGAGGTACGCCAAGAATAGTCTTTATCAAAGTGTCTTGTCTTATAATTTCGTTGTCTAAACTACGCACCCTGTCTATTAAGGCTACTAAAATACCATGCTGTGAGTCAAGTTTTGTGCCTAGTCGTTCTTCTATAGCTGCTATCTGGGATTCTACTTTTTCATCTACGGTATCAAGTTTTGTCTCCATACCGTCCACAATACGCATGATTAGTTTATAAATAAACCAACCTAAACCAGCTGCAGCTGCTATAGGAAAACCAACTTCTTGGATTACCGTAATCGCTTCGGTCATTCTTGTTTATTGGAGGCTCCGAAATAAAATGATATTACTGCAGACGCTAGGCCACCCAAGTAACCTAGCACTAAATTAATCAGAGCCTCACTATTTTGCTCTGGTGGTTGTAGCGTTACAAGAAAGATATAACCAAGAAAACCACCAACCATGGCTATACCTATAATCCTAGCAGTCCAGTCTTTAGAAAAGTGTTTACGTGCGTCTTTCTTCTCTTCAGCTTCTATTTTGTATATGTCTACATCCAGCTCTTTCATCTTAGCTTCGAACTCTATCTCTGCTTTTTTAATTTCCATCAATTGTTCTGGTGTTGCTTGTGCAATTGCTTTTTCTAATGATGCTGGATTGTTTTCTACACCTAATACTTTGGATATAACGTCACCTGCCATGCCACCTAAAGGGCCACCGAGTGCCGCACCTAATGTTGGAGCTACGCTCCCTACTATGTTAGTTAATAATTTCTTCATATTTTCCAAGCTTTAACAGCTCCTCCTTGTTTGCTAAATGTTGTGCCTCTATATCATCTTTACTCTGGCCTGTGTAGGCAACAGCAAGATGATTGTCTATAAGCGCTTGGTTTAGATCTACGCCATCTGCAACGATAACGCCTAGAACTCTACCGAACTTCCCTTTCTTATCTAGTTTTGTTTGTATGACTAATGTATCTGCATGCAAGATAGCATCGGATAAAAACTTTGCTGCTAGTTTACCTCTAGCTTTTTCATCTAAATCACGTGTTCGTGATTCTGGCGTGTCGATTCCGTATAGTCTGACACGAGACTTATATACAATGTCAAAGCCTAAGTCTATCTCAGCGTCGACAGTATCTCCGTCCACGATCCTAGTTATACCGCAACTGTATTCGTACATTACTTACCTACTGCTTTTTGTGCTTTCTTATGAGCATCTCTAAATGTACTGCCTTTCATCATAAGGTTTTTCATATACCTCATATGTTTTGGAGTATGATGCTTAGAGTGCCTTTTCATACTAGCTTCTTGCCTTTTGGTAAGAGACTTTTTACGTGTTGGTTTTTTTCTGGTTGTTTTTCTCTTGTACGCCATGTCTATATATTACCTTATTCTGGTTGAGTTGGCCAAACAATCGGGTCATCTGTAGAAGCAGGTAGATCCCGCAAAGCCTGTCTGTAGGTAGCCCACTCGGTCTTCTTTGCATCAGTTAGAGGACTATCGGACAACTGCGTCCAGTCAGATTCTGCAAGTAGCACGTTCCTAGGTGTCCTTATATCTTCTTCTAATGTTTGCTCAACTGCAGCTCCATCAATAATTTTGTACTTCTCTGCCTCATACATGCCCTCGATGATCGACTCATCGCTCTCTAAAATGATGTCACTAACTGTAAGATTAGTAGTACCGCATGTTGTTATGTCACCGGTTGCTGTTTTGTATATCGTGTAATCTGCCATCTTATTGTGTATTGTCTATAAACACATACAAAGATTGGTATGTGCTTCTAAGTTTAGTTATCCATCTAACGCGCCAGTAAACCGTTGTTGATGTACTAGATAGTCCTGTTATAGTTCCTGAATATGCAAATACATAAGTCCTAAAAGTACCCGCTGCCATAGTAACGTTTTGTAGTCCACCCGCTGCCTGTACGTAAGTAGAACCGTTTACACTATATTCTAATACGCCATTGGTACAGTCTCCGTAAACCCCTGTCCATATAGCTTGGTACTTAGCACCATTCCTGACACTGCCTATAGTAGTAGATAAATAAGTTCCTGTTGACTGTGTTTGTGTTGTAAAGTTTGTTGATCCCCTTTGAAAAGAACTGCCGAATACTTGCAAAGGAACAAAAGCCCCTGTGTGTGATTTTATATCAGAACTAACGTTATCAAAATGTTTTACATTAAGGGTATCAACATTAATACGTGCAGAGTCTAGTTGATCTGAAGTAATTTTAGTAGCACTAAGATTGCCAATTTTTGCGTTAGTTACAGCTAAGTTAGCAATCTTAGCTGTTGTAATATTTGCATCTGCTATTTTAGCTGTTACGATAGCTGCGTTCGCTATCTTAGCCCCTTGAATAGTTGCATTAGCAATACGTGCATTTGTTATAGCTCCATCCTGTATACGTGCACTATCTATAAATACTGTGCCGCCACTTACAATAAAAGGCGCTGTAGCAGAAGACCCGTTCCATATCGCAAACTTATCTGCTTGGAATTGCACGTAAGACTGTGCACCTGAACCACCTTGAGCATTAGAACCAATAACCATACCAGCTGCAGATACACTACCGTTGCTTTCGGTCGATACCTGGAGCACGTACATAGCATTTAAATCGCCGTTTATATTAGCAGTAGTGGTGTTTAGCGTAGTTATACTTGAGCTGTTTCCATTAACAGTAGACGTTAAATTGTTGATACTGGTAGTCAAAGCAGAATCTGCGTTAGCTCTGGTTGTTGCTTCAGAAGATATTGCTGAGGTATTAGAGTTAACTGTTGACGTTAAATTAGTAATATCTGTTGCAAGAGCGCTATCTGCATTGGCTCTGGTTGTTTGTTCTGTTGAAATAGCAGAAGTGTTTGAGTTTACAGTCGCTGTCAAATTTGTAATGTCAGTAGATAAAGAAGAGTCAGCATTTGCCCTAGCTGTTTGTTCTGCCGTTATAGCAGCAGTAACTGTTGATGAACTGCTAAAACCAGTTAAAGTAGCTTCTAGTTCTGTTATTTCACTAACCCTAGAAGAATTAGCTGTTGTTAAGGTAACAATGTCAGATTGAGCAGTTGCTATGTTTGTTGAGTTAGTTGATACAGTAGAACTTAAAGTATTATAAAGTGAGATTAATGATGAATCTCTAGCTTTTTCCCAACCGTTGTTACTAGAGTTTCTTATATAAACCTGGTTGTTGTCATTAGTATCTACCCAAATATCGACTGCTTGTAAAGAAGAGCCATCTGTTCTTGTAGTCGGGGCTGAAGTAGCTCTAATAACGTTTGCGGCTTTTGCAGCTACTGCTACGTCTGCATTAGTTATCAAAGTATTTAAAGCTGCGTAGCCAGGCAAATCTTGCAGCTCTTCTGAAAGTTGTTGCATTACCTCAGCTATGTTTTCTACTGTCTCTGCCTTTGTACCGTTGGTTTGATTAAAGGGCCCTTTTACGTTCGACGTGCTTACAAACCGCACCCAGTAAAAATAAGTTTGGTCGTAGCCAACAGAATCAGTAACAATAAAAGAACTGGTTGTTGTCAAAAGAATTGCGGTACCTATTTCATCATCCCTAGAACGCCACACTTCTGTGTATGCGTGGTTACTATACTGAGCAGGGTTCCAATCAATTATTATTTCAGTAAATGCTCCAGAAGCTTCTAGGCCAGTAGGAGCAGGAGGTATGTTTAAATCACCAGGCTCGTCGTCTCCTGGTATAAAGTCTGGAATACCGTTAGGATCAAAAGGCCTGTTGGTAAGCTTCTTAGCCATACCAGAGTCTATTAACTCTCTTAAGGTTATAGCTCTGTCTAAGGGGTCACCACGTCTGCCTAATCTTATTTCCTGAGCCTCTCTCATAGACTCAAGAGTATCTCTTAACTCTCTGTCTATCTTAACGGGTACATTTTTTAGAGCCGGGACTTTGGTTGCAGCCATTAGATGCTCCTTAGTTCATCTATGGATTCTCCTACACAGATTTCGTTGACAATAGTAGCCCCTTCTACTTCGACTGCAAAAGTCTTATGCACACTTGCAGGTAGTCTTAGTATTGGTTCTGGTATAGAAGTAGCACTAAAACTAGGTGTAGTGCCAGTAACACTATAAGCACTACCGCTTGTTGATATCTGAGCATTATATATAACAGAGCCATCACCATAGACTTTGACTCTCACTGGGTAACTTTCTGCATCTACCTTCACAAACCCCATACTTGTAGGTTTGGGCATAACGTACTCTTTGGATTTCCAATTAAAAGTTAAATTGTTACTACCACCTTGAAACTTTTTAATCGTGTTACTTATAATTAAATATAACTGACTGTCGTCCGGATCTGTATGTCCACCACGTATCAACGCACTAGCATCTAAGTCTACAAAACTTGTACCGTCATTCACTCTTGGGTCAAAGATAAATCCGCCGTAACCACTACCTGTATTGTAGAAACCAACATACCTTTCTTCCCACAAGAACCCAGTAATTGTTGCAGGGTAATAACTAGCTTGCCACTGACTAGGTGTAATAATACCTTCGGTGAGGTTTCGTACACTTGTGCCCTCTGCTGCGATCAATCCGTCCGGGCTTGCATAGATAACATAGGGGCCCATGTCTACCATTGACCTTTTGTTTAAGTTAGCTTGTGAACTTTCGATACGTATTGCAGTCATCGTGTCGGGCCCAGATCCTGTTACCAAGTAAGGCACGCTTTTTGTAGTAACCAAAACACCGTTTGATACTACTTTTATACCAACTATATCTTCTTCTAAAGCAATCCTGTAAGAAGCAGGCCAGCCATGAGGTAGGAAAGGCTCACTAAAACATATACGTTTGCCGGTAAAACCAGCAAAGACACCACCTGGCAAAGCACATAGCCCTTTCATCGGCCCGTCTGGGTATAGGCTAGTGTCGTCATCTGGGGGTGCAATCCAACCATTAGAAGGTATAACTTCAGCAAGTTCGTTGTTATTTGATGTATCTGAGTAAGTAGTTGTGGCAAGAGTTACCTCTGCTACAAACTGAAATGCTGAAGCAGATGAACCTGTATTTGATCTGTAAATACGCTTTTTAGATAAATTAGTATTTGATTTCGAACTACTAGTTTCCAAGCCACTTAAATTTATAACTTGGTTATCATCTGTAGTTATAACGGTAGAAGCTGGAGAGGGCGGGCCTTCTTCGCCGTATGCTGAAACAAAGGTGTACACGTAAGAGGTTTCAAAATCTAAATCTGCGTCTGATTCTCCACCAAAAGATGCACCGTTAGCAATAGTGCTTGACGTACCTGCACTGGTAGCTGATCCGCTAGTTTCGACCGTAAGGGTTGTAGTGCTAGGTACTGAAGCTATTCTAAAGTCTCCGTTTATCTCATCTGCTGTTAGTCCGTTAGTAGCACCAAAACCAGCAAGAGTGACTGACTCGTCTACTGATGCACCGTGGGCACTCGCTGTTGTTACAGTTATAACACCTGAACCGTTGGTTGTGGTTATGGTTGCATTTATTTGAGTTGCAGCTGCAATTGCTACAGTAGGAGCTGCAGTTGGTGCAGGGATACCTAATCTATAAAAAGCACTAGGGTAGGGTGCACCTGATAGAATAATGTCACTCCTTCCCATCCTAGGGAAAGACTGACCTGACCAATAGATCGTGTCGTTGGTGTCCCCGGCTATCGGCCCACGTACGACGTCTACGTCTTCATCAAACTGTAGCCAACGTTCTGGGCTATCAGTATATTTAAATATGCTTTGTTTGGTAGTGTTGGCAAGAGTAGAAACTCCGTTAGAAGGGTCTACTGTGGAATTCTCTTTTACAGGTACAAGACGTCCACTTTCTAAGTTTACATCGGTTGCAGTTTGCGCAAGGGTGTCTGCTAGAAGCCTAGGAGATACTCTAGGTGCTTTGCCTCCGAAGGTAATAAGTTTAAAATATGCCATTTATTCATTATACAGTATTACGAACTAATGCTTGTAGTTCTAGACTCCTTCTTCCTACTTGTTTAAACCACCTACTGTCTTCCATTTCAGCAGCCATTCGTTCCCATTCATGTTTTCTACAGGCATCTAACATATTTCTAAACTTAGAAAGCCTGCTACCTCCTAGATTAAAACACATATTAACCAATACGTGTTGTATATCTTCGGGTAATTTATCAAAATCTTCTTCGCTACCAAA